AATCCCAGACAGCTTGTTGATAGTCTTTAGGATCGTGTAGTTTGTTGGTGGTATGCGCCTGGTCATTGACTACATAGACTAAAATAAACTTTCCATTCCTGGGCTTTGGATATATTCTTACTCCATTGTCATCACACCACTTAAAAGCCTTGTAATGTTTTTCCTCTGTATTTACTACTGGCTGTTTATATTGTTGTTTTTTTGGCATTTGTTTTTATAGTTAAAATAATTTTTTAATATTATTAGCTACAGCTGCCACAACATCGACTGTCACTGCATTTCCACACATCTTGTATCTTTGTGAGTCAGATATTATCCCCTCAGTTCCATATTTAGTCCAATTATCTGGAAAGCCTTGTAGTCTTTCACATTCTTTAGGTGTTAATCTGCGAATCTTGTCAATTATTGCAGGCATAGTACTTATGTCGCTTTCTGAGTGTCTACGAGCCGACAAACAAGGAGCATCACCATCTTTTCTCTCTCTATAACCCTCATCATTTCTATAATCACCTATTTTGACAACATAATTATCTTTTTGCACACTTGTTAAAGTATTTGAAATTTTTTCTTTATTTATTTCTAATTTTTGTTGTAAATAAGTTCCTGGGGTTCTATCTGATAGATTGTTTGGATTTCTACCTCTTGATGAGGCTATTAATTGATTATGATAGTTTAATCCTTTGTTGTATTTTGTTGTAATACAGGCACTTGTTTCCCTTGTTTTTGCTACATCATTATATTGTCTAAGGCTTTCTGTGATAGGAAATACTTGTCCTCTACGTTTGTTTCCAATATATCCGACAAGGTAGATTCTCTCTCTATTTTGGGGTAAAAACCACTTTGTATTAAGCAGCTGCCATTCGAGTGTATAACCCCCAATGTTGGTAAACGCTTGCAAGATTGCTGCAAAATCTTGGCGATTGTTTGAGCTGAATGCTCCTTTAACATTTTCCCAGATAAAAAAATCTGGTCGGCACTCTTTGATAAGCCTAATTGCTTCAAGGATAAGGCTTGATCTTTCTCCTCCCATCCCTTTACGTTTTCCAGCAAGTGAGAAATCTTGACAAGGACTTCCGAAAGTGATGGCGTTGATTCTTGGTAATTGTTCTCCTCGAACATCTGTAACTGATCCGACATAATTTGAATTTTTAAAATTGTATTTATAAACTTGATTTGCATATTTATCTATTTCTGAATTAAAAGAATTCACTTTAAATCCAGCTTTTTCTAATCCTAAATGAAATCCTCCAATTCCACTAAATAAATCTAAAAGGTTAATTTTTTTCATAATGTTTTTATTTAAAAAGGTATTTGATCTTTAACCACTGTAAATCTTTGTTTTTTCTCATCTATAGGCTTATAAATACCCCCAGACTTGAAATCTGGAGCAACTGTAAAACTGCCTTGTTGACCATTTTCTTTGCGCTTTACTTTTTGTACGTGTATCTGTACAGCATCCGATTTGTATTGTGTCATCTCGCCTAGACTTCTAAATACAGTAACACAATTAAAAGCCTTATTAAAAAAGTCACTGGATCCAGAAATATCATAAGGCGTTGGAACTTTGTAGTTACCCCTCTCATTAGACTCCATTTTTCTAGGGTGTGCTACTAAAAAAAGATGAGTTTTAGTCTGCTGACAGAACTGGGTTATTTTAGATAACATTTGCCCCACATAACTATGATCTTTTTGCGCTGAATGGTCCAGCATATTCCAGGGATCTATCACTAATAAATTAACGCCTTTTTGAAATACTAAATCTCTAAAGGCATTTAATATCCCATCTAAAGTGAGGTTATCCAGGTCAATTTTAATAAAATAAAAATGCTCCTCAATAAAGTTTTTAGTTTTATTTAAATCATCATTAGAGCAGTTGCGCTCATTTAATTTGTTGGCAATTCTTTTTATATGACCCTCATAGGGAAATGACTCTGGAGCAAAAAAAGCGGTCCTATGTCCAAATTTTACAGCCATATTACAGGCAATTTGATCCACTACATCTGATTTACCAGAGTTTGGAATCCCTGTAACTACAGTCCAGCTCCCTTCAAAATCAACTTTATAGTAATCATCACTATCACCCAAACCAATACTGAAATTTTTAATTCCATAATCGTTATAATTTAAAACGTCTTTCCAAATATCATCAATATTTACGACTCCATCTAAAGGGAAGTGTTTTGCGGTCTTTAAAATATTCCTTAGCACCTCAGCACCTTTTTCAGTTAAAACCTCATTAGCGTCTTTAAAATCGCCAAATTCGACATATTTACAACGATACTGCCCAAACCTCCTGGCGAGTTCATTTCTTAATGCTAATCCAGGCTGATCATTATCGGTGCAGAGAACTATCTCTTTTTTGTCTTTAAAAAACTCCCAGCAATTATCTAAATACTCCAGTCTTTGATTGCCTTTAGATGCTCCATTAGGTACAGAGCAAACAGAATAAACTCCAGCCTCGTGTAGTGACAAAGCATCCATTTCGCCTTCAACTATGTAAATGGTTTCCATAGTTTTAATATTATCTAAGCCATAGAATATGAGCTCTGCTCCAGACACCATTTTAAAATTTTTCTCAGCATCTCTGAATTTACAGTTGATGAGTTCGCCCTCCCTGAAATAATTAAAGTTAATTGCTTTACGTTTTTTCTGAACTTGAGGAAAATACTCTATAGACTCGCCTACTTTCCAATGGCTTAAAGTTGCCTCAGTAATGCCTCTTTTATGAAACCAGGAAAGTGTACGATCCGATAAATCTGTGACTGCCTTGGGAGGTTTTACAAATTCTTTTTTTTCTTTAAACTTCACATTCCCACTCCAGCCACAATTGTGACAGTTGTAAACGCCTTTTTCTAAATTTATAGATAAGCAAGGGTCTTTTTTATTTTTCCTGGTATGTGAGCACTTTGGACAGATTGCCTTTTGCTCAACGGCATTTCCCTTGGGAGTGATGCCAATATTTAAAAATTCGTTTGTCATTTTTTTGTTTGTTTGGTTTGTTTCGGTGTTAAATATAAAAATTAATTTTCAGATCCGAGAATTTCAAATTGCTCATTTCCAAAAATTCCAATGTATTTATTTAGATACATTTCGCCATCCCTGGATTTTCTTAATTTTAAAAGTGACTGAAAATGCTTTCCCCAAAAGCTGTCTCTTTTAACTTCATTGCATAACCACCAAAGTTGCTGAGGTTTTACTTTGTCTTTTACATCGCATAATCGAATTGCATCCAGCCATTGTATTTTTTGCCTGGTGTCTTTAGGTCTGTTTCTCTCGTGGAATAATTTTATAATATGATCATAAGCTAAAATATAATCTTTACGGAAATCTGACACCTTATTATAGGTGTCGGTATTATCTTTTATATTATTAATATTATTATTATATATATTAACCTCCATATTTTTATTACCACCCTGGTCATATTTTTGTGACCCCCTAGTCATATTTTTATTACCACCCCCTGTAGTGCAAATTGTAATGTTTCTTTGAGTTACTTGTTTGGTCTTTTTATCATATTCCAACTCAGTTTTTAAAAAGCCTTGTTCTTGTAGCTGCTTAATCCAATTAGATACAGTTTTCTTATCTACTTTGTATAGTTCAGCAAAATAATTATTAGTTGCCCAACAAACGCCTTTTTTATTACATAAGGCGGTTATCTCTCCAAATAATAATTTGGAATTGGCGGTCAGTTTTTCGTTATACCTAACCTCAGCTGGTATTACTGCATAATAGTTTGGTTTCATAATTTATGCTTTATCTACTATATTTTTAATCTGGTCACAAAAAGATCTAATGTCTCCAAATATTCTTTGGAACTCCTCCAGGGTTATTTTGTTGTCATCAAATAATTCCCATAGCGTCTCAATTAATAAATCATATTCAGCACCAGTCATAGTACCGACATACTCATATCTGACAGAAACATCACCTATTGTTGTTGTTGTACGCCACATACGCTGGTCAATTTCGCTCCAAAAAACATTTCTATATTCACTCATAATTCATAAAATTATCAATTATTTCTTTTGCATCCTCAAATGTATTGCACCAGTGCGCATCCCAGGAGGCGTTTTTAAGCCTCTCTAAGCAATTATATTGGTTTTCTGTAGGTTTATTATATCCGACTTTTAATTCGAGCGCTAAACCGCTATAATTACTTTTTGATACAAAGACTAAAACATCTGGGATACCTGCATAACCTCCTAAGTATTTAAATTTGTAACGTTCAAATGGCGAACGCTTACCCTCATTAGGTACGTGAATTGCAAAAGTTCCTGGATATTGCATCTTAATATAATTCATAACGCTGTTTTGCAAACGATCTTCTTTGGTTAAATACTTTTCGAATGGATTTTTTTTCTGCATATCTATAGTAGCCAGGATGTTTAATTCTTTGGATGTCATATCCTTCTTTTTTCTTAGTGCTTGGATCTAAATCACTTACTAAGTTATGCAAAACTATATATATTTCGTTAAATTCTTTGTCAGTTTTTCTTAAATCATAGCAGCTTTTAATATTATGTAAAGCTGTAGCGTGATCCCTGTTCATAGTTTCACCAATAAATGCCAGACTTTTATGAGTGAATTCCCTGCAAAGTCCAAAATACATTTTCCTTGCATCCACTATGTTTCTCCTCCTTGACTTAACATTTAGTTTTAAACTAGTATAGGTTTCAACTATTGACTCTATGTCTTTAAGTTTAATAATTTGTTTTTTTTTCATAGTTATAATATTAAAGCGCCATCATCCATATATCCAGCTGCCTGGTATCCTTTCTCTATTCCAGAGGCTAAATAAAAACCCCAGTCAGATAATGCCTTTTGATATGCCTGTCTCCCTATAGAAATCATATCATCATCTAAAGCATAAACCTCAACGCTGTAAGGATAGTTAGTCTCTACAGCTACAAATCGAAAGTTTTCTGGAGGAAAGCCTAGCACGTCAGAATAAAAACACGCCTGTAAATGATAGGCATATTTAAAAAGATCTCTCCTAAATGCTATAGGCGAATTATCCTGGCACGTTTTAACATCACCAATCCAATTGTCGCCAAATACATCTGGGCGCACTCTAATAGGTATCCCATTCATTTTGCCATAGTGTGACAGCTCTACAGTTCCTGTACAATATTTTTGTGCTAAATCGTGCTGTCTTAGATTTTGCATTATTCCAGATATTTTATCCATATCTGCATCTCTTAATACTTTGCGATTCCCAGCTAACTTTTCGTGTTTTGCTTTTATTTGCTTTCCCTCTTTTGTTCTGCCATCATAGTCAGGCATTAAATAGTAATCCTGGTCAAATTGTTTTTGACCTTCTAACATTATAGTATGCACAGCTGTACCTAGAGCCATTGCTGGAGTTTCTGTAAACTTTGCTTTTAAATAATGCTTTACTGATTTTTTATAAATCATTTTAAGTCCACTCGCTGAGATAGATTTGTGCGAGTGATACTCCTCATTTGTATCTTGTTTAGTAATCAATTCCATTTTCGTTTAGTTTTCTTTTTAAATATTCAAGCTGACCAGTTAGCATAGTCACCTCATTCCTGGAGTTTGCTAAGTATTCTAATAATACTGTAATTCTTTCCTCCATAAATCTTTTGTCATCCTCTGGAGTGCTGTCGTATAAATCGGCTAGTGTAAAATGTTCAGACATAATTGTAAAAATTATTTATTTTTTTTATTTATGTAAAAATCATTAACCTCTTGAATGTTTAAATTTATATAATTATTCACTTTAATCCTTTCCATACCTTGAATCATATAAAATACTATTGCATCTCTAATAAATTGCGCCTCACTGTTTGATTGATCTAAGCGCCAAAGTTCACCCAGCATTTGATTCCCTTTTTCTGAGAATAACAAGTTTTTTTGCTTGCTGTATATTGTTTTTGTTTTTGGCATAATATTAAAATAAAAGGGCAACCCTTTCGAGCCGCCCTAGTTAAATTAAAATGGCAAATCATTATCCTGGGCTACAGGATTGACTTGTTTTACAGTTTGTGTATCGCCATTAGGCTCCCATTGATTTAATTCAATGTACTGCTTTCCGCTTTTAGCGGTTAATATGTCCAGGTTAACCCAGCCACCTTTTACATTCTTTTGTAGAAACGCTACAGCGTCATCAACTTTTACGCTAATGTTTCCAACTACAAAGTCTGGCGCTCCTGCTCTACGCTTGAAGCTAAATCCATCTGCAAATACTTTTTCTTGTGTCATAATTTTAAATTTTAAATTTACTAGTTATTTGATTTTTGTACTCAGTTTTCATTTTATAGGCAGCGAGTACTTTTACCGCCTGTGCTTTAGTGCCCTTCTCAATAAGCGCTTTTAATTCAGTTTCTTTTAGCCAGGGAGTGTCATCCTTACTTTGATTGCTTACTGCATTTGTAACCTCATCGGCTGAAGCTATAGAGGTATCTATTCCAATACCTAAATATCCTAAGGCTCTTCCAAGTGCTGAGGTAAACCCATTTTCTAAAAAAGACGTTTTATTTATGTAGCTATTATCCCTGTACTCTTGAGCGTGCGCTGACGCAATAGGCTCACCAGATGAGTCAAAAATTGTTACTTTAAAAATTCCTTCTTTTTCATTAAGGTCAATGACCTCCTCATTGATACGCCATCCATTAAAAGTTTCCTCACTTCTAAAGTATTTTAAACGCTCGTTTACAGTAATATAGTTACTGCCTTTAATGTTAATTGATTTCATAGTTTTAGTTGATTTAAATTTAATTTTAATTGTTTTAATTTTTGTAATTCTTTGAGTGTAAAGCGCCCAGGATCTTGGAGTTTTCTTTTTAGCGTTTCATAGGAAAAACCTAAATGATCCGCTACGTCTAACCTTTTAAGCCCTAAGCGTTTTATCTCGTTTACAAATTCTAGTTCTAAGTTGTTCATATGTAATTATTTATATTTTAAAAGGTTGTTTTCCTCTTTATGAATTTCACTCTCAAATTTATGTATAACATCTAATAAATTATACAATAAATCCTCGTTTAAAAAAATATGCGTGTATTTTCGTGTGTCTATTTCTATACCATCAACATTACATCTACAGTCATAAGGATCAGCCTCTGCATCGTGGAAATAAAATTCATAATTTATTAATTCGTTGTTTTTGTTTCTTTTATGATTGTAAATATCTCCTTTCTTGGTTTCCTCACAAAATGTTTTTTTTATCTGCCAATCTTTACTATCATCAAAAAAAGGAAAAGGTAATACTGGTGCTTTCATAATTTCTGGTTTGTTATTAAAAAGGGGAGTTGCCTCCCCAGGGTTATAAAATTTTACATTAGATTTTTTGAAAAATTTTCTGGCGCTGATTCACTTAAAAATTCATTTAATGTATCCTCAATATCATCTAGCCGCCTCATTGATGTAGGTTTTTTACCAATTATTTTTGTAATTTCATCTCTAGCATCTAAAACGTGAAAAGATGTTGTTTCTATTATTAATGGCTGTTTACTGCCGTGAAAATGGGTTAAAAATCTCATAATTTCTAATTGTTTGTTTGTTTGTTTATTTAGCTAAATTACAAATATTTGGGGAATTTCCAAATATATTCGGAATTATTTTTTAAAAAAAATCCCCATTCAAGTCAAAACTATCCTGGGGATCAGCAAACAAAAGGGAATCTTTGTGCTGTTATTTTGTAAGTTTTACGCTAAATGTAGAATCAACGTCATTAGTTTGGTTTGGTACGTGCATAGATATCTCATATTCATTAGCCTTTACATCATAAGTCATAGAATCTATATAACAGCTGGCGCCTTCTCTGAAAGTTCCTGAACCAAAATCAATCCATATTTTATTGTGCAGTGATACTGGTATTGGCTCGCTTATTAAATTTCGAAATGTACCCTCATAGCGCTTTACAAAGTCTCTAAAATCGTTTAATATTTCCTGTGATACAATATTGTCAACTGTAGGATAGTCAGACGCCTGTATAGTGAAATCTCTAGGGCGTGAAAAATATCCATCATAGCCACCTTGGGAGGCATTAGATCCTAAATAATTTGAAATAAATATATCTTTTACATCGTAAACAGCGGTCGTAGTTTTATTGACGTTTTGTGTGTTTGTCACAATCATTTCACTGGCGTTGTCATTAACCTCTGAAATAAATATTTTATCAAAATAAGTTGCGCTAATTAATCCCAAACCAGTCTCAGTTGGATAAACCGTAAATCTTGGATAGTGTATGTTTATGGTAACATCTAAATCACCCTCAACCTCCTCGTAAGCATTTAACTCTAATTCTACATTTTGCCAGGTCCCTACCTTTTTAAATTGTGGTAGTTTAGTTCTGTTTTTTTCATTAATAGCGTTGATTCCAGTTCCTGTTTGCCACTCATCTGTTTTCCAGTTGTAATAAATCAAATCATTATTTGCATCGTAAGCGTACACAATAACAGCTATCTCATATTCAAAAACATCCGAGAAATTAATCAAATTATAGTATGGTTCAACTAAAAACGAAAACCCAACTTTTAATTTTTTACTGTCATCTGTAGTCACTGTATTTAAAATGACTTCATACGTCTCATCAAAATCAATATTTTCCCTGGCGTGTATAGTAGTTTTTATTGACTTACTACCTACTAGCGCATAATTTGGATCAATACTTATAGAGGTGTTCGGTCCTAGTGTATAATCGTGATCATCGTATAGGAGCTGAGGATTTAGATTAATTATCTTGTCATTTGTCAGCTTGACATCATATTTCACTTTATGATAAGGGCGCAAATATTCTCTATAAAAATCAGCACCGACTGGCTTCAAATCAGTTGGCGCTTTTAACAGTATGTTTTCTGTAGTAGTAAATAAATAATTCCCTAAGCGGTCAAAAGCTTTGTATTCGATTATCTCCTCTCCAGTTGTGGCTAGTTGATCCTCAATAGAAAACCCTATGTCATAATTAAAAAGCTGATCAATATTTACATCTATTAAATTACTATTTGATATAATATACCAGCGCCCCTGAGATTGAAAAACCCTGGAATTTGTAGCTCTTAAAAAAGACTCTAAAACATCTTTGGCATTTCTAAAATCTAAGTCATCAAATACGCCATATTCATTTAAAATAATGTCGTGATAAAGCGTTTCATTAGCGTTGCCGTTGCTTTCTCTTATAGCATTTGAAACATAAATATCAAAATCCAGCTGTAAATTATTTAAAATATAATACAGATAAAAAAACATCGAATCAGTATTCCCATCATATCCGCCATCTGGAGCATTAGAGTAAGGCGCATCAAAAGCGTCTAAAGTCCCTAAGCCATCATAGGCAACCAATTTGATTGGCACTGGATATGGCTGCAAACTTTCTTGATATTGATCAACCTGAAGCCAGCCCTCCCAATAAATCTCAAAACTTTTTTCCTCATCCCATTCATAATTAGCTTGCTCCCACTGGTCAGATTCTGTATTCCATATTTTATCCTCATTTGAACCAGTTGAAACACGTACTTTATACTCACGCTCTCCAGATAAAAAAAATTGATCGTATTGAGTTGTCTCAGTTTCAAATAAATTTAACTCACAACTTGAGCCTATTATGGGTGAATAAAAGTCATCATCGCCATCCCATTTTATCACCACTGGATTGCCTTGCCCAACTAAAGGAAAAACATCACCCTGGTAATCTTTTTGTAGTATTTCGACCCTCCTTAGATTCCCTTTTACATCGGAAAATACTAATCTGAATTTTGCTCCGTATGCCATTTATTTATTTTATTCTGCTTCGATTTCTGTCTGCTCTTTGCAGTGCAACGACTAAATCCTGTCCATTAATTTTGAACTGTCCGCCTACGTTTACGTTTTGACTTTTGCCTCCCATCATTCCCTGGAGTTTATCTAGTGGAGCAATTACTTCTGGATTAGATTTACTGCCA